CGGCTAACGCTCCAGCGAGCGCCGAACGTCCGTAACTAGCACCGATAGCCTTTAGCTCTTTCATTTTCCTTCTCCTAACCCCAGCGCTTCGATTAGCTCTAGGACTTTTCGTGGACTTACGTTAACCTCAAAATGTTGCTCATCGGCTCTATTTTTATAATCTCCACCCCAGAAAAGCCCATATTTCTTAGCAAGCGCCCGAATCATTGGAACTTTCTCGATTGGAAACGTACCAATTTTTCCGAGGGGGTGTTTAGTCGCGTTGAGGTCGATCGCCGTGCCGCTTGAATGATTACTTAAACGATCAGTTGAACCGCGAACCATTCGATAGCAATAACCCCAGTCATCCAGCTGACCACCATCGAGTTGCTCGATTAGCTCGTTAAATTCTCTACAGAATTCCACGATCAAAGGTGCTACAGCTTCCGCACAGCGAATCTTAAGACTCGTGCCTGGTATCGCGTAGGACTTAATTCCGATTTCGGCTTGATCCTTTGAAGCCGTCCAACCGTTATAGCTAATTAAAGTCATGACAGCAGCAACGCCGCTTCGTCGGCTGTTATACCAAGTTTTTCTAATATCGCTAAACGAGCTAAATCTTTATCAAATTTAACTTTTGCCTCAGCTTGAACTTCTAATTCGCTATCCGCCCATTTTCCGATCATGTCATTATATTCCGAGTCGGACATATTGCGATAGCCGTCCTCGTCATTTCCGATAGTTAAAACGGGATAATCTTTTTTAAATTTTTCGATTATTTCATTTTTTGTCATTATGACGCCGCCAATCCATATAGAGAAATAGTGCCTGTGATAGTTCCTGAAGCTGGGCTGATAACGAAACCATCGTATTTTGTGGCAGTATCGTCGATCATGTATCCGCCAAAATTAGGCAAACTGTTTTGTGAATCGAATCCATTTAGTGTCCACGTTGGTTTTTCGGTTGTATTACCCACGCCAGTAATATTGATAAATGTCGAGTTGCCAGTAGTGTGTAGATAGTTAATTTTGCAAGTAGATCCATTAGTAGTAGCTGCACCACTCCACGCGCTGCCCGTTGTCATGTTACCAAAAGACCCATAATAGTTTGCCGCTTTAGTGGTTGCTCCATAGCTAAGCTGCATATTTAGATTAGTAGCACCGACACTATGAACGCATTTGATTTCAATAAAATAGAATTTATAAGTGCTAGTAAATTGTGAGTTAAAATCTGTGCTGGTAGTTGAGGCGGTTGTATAGTTAACTGTTTTAATAAGAGTTAATCCACTAGCGGCAGCCGTTGGAGTTTTCCACTCTGGAGCTGTGGCGCCTGTGTTTACTGTCAATACTTGACCAGCTGTGCCGATTCCTAAACGTGTTGGAACTGTTGCGTTTCGATAGATAATGTCGCCCGCTGTTGTAACTGTTGTTTTAGCTATTGCGCCATTAGCCAAATCGTAAGCTGATTTAGTAGCTGTCGGAGTTGACGCTAGAACGCTGGAAGTCGTCGAAGTCGAATCCGATAACTGGACAATTCCAGCAACAGAAGTTGTCGCAGCTGTTGACGCTTTATCGTAAGCCGCTTTAACGGCTGTCGGTGTAGCTGCCAGAACGCTTGATGTGGTCGATGTTGAATCGCTCAGCTGTACCGCGCCGCTTTGAGTTGTAGAAGCTGCCTGTATGCCTACAGTTACAGCTCCCGAAGTTCCGCCACCAGTTAACGGTGAAGTTGCTGTAATTCCAGTAATGTCGCCTTGATCGTTAGCAATCCACGTAAAATCCATGTCTGTCGCAGACGCTTTAGACAGGATTTGACCAGTAGTGCCACCTTTGAGATCAGCCATTGACGTATCTACAGCTTGACCGAAAACTTCAAAATCTGCGGGTAAATTGGTTACTAAGTCCGTCGGATCTGGCATTACCCAGCCGAAGTTGCTTGTCGGGTTTGTCATTTCATATTCTCCTTATGCCACTACTAACGCGTTTTGCCACGTTAGCGATCCTGTGATCGTGTTCCATCTTTCTAATACGTTCACCTGTTCCCACTTCATAGCTTGAAGTGAATAACTAACAGGTGAAAGATTTAGAGAAATCGCGACTTCGTTATAAGCCGCCTTAAAAGACCAGCCTTCAACGAAACCGAGAAACGTTCCCGCAGCCATATTTTGAGGCAAGTCTGAGATACGAAGTGGCAAACCCATAAAAACGTTTATGAGCGAGTCGCGATCCATATCGTCTAATTCTGGGTTAGTAAGCTGATAGGTAATGGTTTCAAAATTGGCTTGCGGCGTAGCTCTTAGAGTTAGGTAAAAATCGGCTTGATCTTGAGCGTCGATCGCGTGTTTAACCGTTGTCGAAATAGCTTGAGCTAGACGCCCGTAAAGGTCGATCGAGTTAATATCCTCGGCGCTTACTTCATTACTTGAGTTTGTGCCATATTTAAGAGTTATGTCGTTTCTAACGTCGCCCGCTCTAGTCTGTATTTTGAGTCCGTTAAATAATGCCTGATTAGCTGTTACGTCCGTGTAGCCGTTAGTCGCTAAATAGATCGAGCGATGGGTCGAATCGGCATAACTTATGAGTCCAGTTCCCGATTCATATATGTAACCCAGACCAGACGTGGCGAGCGCTGCGACAAGTGAATAAATGTCTGTTCGATCGCTAGTGCGAGCTGCGAGCTCATAATTACCTGGACGATCTATTTCACCTAAACCGACATTTTGAGCATTAGCCCATGTTTCAGTCGGATCGTAGGTGTTCCATTGGAGAGCTGCGGGAACTTCACCCCAGTTATTTAGTAATAGATCCTGGAGCACTTCCCAGATTTGATCACCGTCATAATCCTGAGCTAAGACGCTATCTGTCAGCGCTTTAGGTAAACGGGCAAGCGCTCCTAGAGCTGTGATATTTAAAGTCTGATTTAAACCTACGCTGCCAGCTGTGATTACTTCAATTCCAAAATCGACGACTGTACCGCCGAAAATGGGAACGTAGGTGCTAGTCGAATCCTGTAGCTCGATAATTACGGAGTCGTTTATATTTATATTAACGATTGCTTGAGTCAAGTTAATTAACGATAAATTACAATAGCCCGCTTGAGGCTGCTGATAGATATTTGTACGTCCGCTGCTAATAGTGAGATTTGATAGCGTGTAAGTCGTATATTCGACGCCCTGAATCGTAACGCGCCAGACTGGGTTAAAAACTGTCATTAGAACGCCAGAGCGTTAGCGCCGTTAGTTCCACGATAAAAACTGTTATTTAACACGTCAACGATTCGACGAGCTGTTCCTTCTTGATCTATTGCGCCAGATACGTTTATGTAAATATCGCCGCCACCCGTGCCTAATTTGTTATTAGGAACGATTCGACCGCCCGATGAAGGAACAAATAATTCCGCACCCATTTCACCCACTAAATACGGCTTATTAGCCTCGACTGTTCCGCCCTTAGCGAGCTTAGGAATTTTAGGTAAGTCTTTACCGCCCGTTATATTGTTGACGATGTTATAACCGCTGATAAGTAAGTTAAGTCCAGAGATGACTAAGTTAACAGCTGCGACTAGACCCTTCATCGCCAGAGATATTCCGTCGATAAGTAAAGCGATTCCGTTAAACGCGACCTTAAAAGTGCCGCCAATAAACGAAGCGACAGGCTTAGCTATTATTAAAAACGCTGTTAGTCCAATTCCGAGTAATTTAAAGAATCCTGTGTTATCTGAAACAAGGTCACCGACAGCTCCGAAAACAGATTTAACGCCCTGTAAAATTGGAGTTAGATAAGCTTTAAAAATTGGAATAATATACTTATCTATGTATTCCCAGAGAGCCGTTAAATTCGGGATAAGCGTTCCCATAATGAATCCGCCGATAGTGGCAAAAATTGGCGATAACTTTTCGCCTACTTCCGAACCTAGCGAACTAAGCGTCGGAATGACTTTAGAAACTACGAAATCGACTAGGGGAGTAAGCGCATTAAGAATGAACGATCCTGCTGTTTCTTTAGCTTCATCAAAAGTTACTTTTAGCCGAGCAATTTTGCCTTCGAATGTATCGGCTTTTTCTGAGGCTTGTCCGCCGAAAGTATCGGATAGGGCTTTAGTAACTTCATCGAAGCTCATCGTCTTTAATTCGGCGGCGCTGAAACCTATTCCTAATTTGGCTAATCCTGCGGAATTGCCTTCATAGGCTTTACCTAACGCATTAGATACGGCTTCAAGTGACTTACCCGATCCCGCTGCGATGTCGATCGCTAACGTAGCAAGTTTTTGAGCTTCTCCGACGTCACCTGTAGCACGAGCTAATCGTTCGTAGGCTGGACGTAATTCGGTATCTGTAACACCGAACGCCGTTCCCATGTTAGTAATCCATGATTCAGTCGCAGCAATAGTTTCATCGGTAGCGCCAGCAACATTCTTTAAAGTAGTAGCAAGTTTTACCTGAGCGGCTTCGTCCTCGATCGCTGATTTAACGCCATCGACTAGCAATACTCCAGCATAGGCAAGCGCCGCAGCTCCAGCAACGGCAAACGCCGCGCCCGCAGCCTTACCGAAACCGCCTAATTTAGTACCGAATGAATCTGTATCGTCGCCAGCTTGAGTTAATCCTTTTTTAAGATTATCGACGTCGGCTAGAATCGAAAGCTTGAGCGTTCTTGATCCGTCACCCATTAGTCGAACCTCTTAACGATAGTCGTAAAAGCTTTTTCCCATTCGGCGATTAAGTAGCTTTGCTCAGCTCTTAAAGTTGGATAAATGAAATATCCAGTCGATCCGCGTCCTGTAGTTCCTGACCAGATCGGGAACTGTTTAAATTTATTAGATCCGAATTCTGATCCGCCCCATAAATCGCGAGTAGTTGCGCCGCCACTAAATTTTTGACCTACATAACCGAACGCTATCTCGCCAATTTTGGACGACTTGCTTACCTTTGAACCTTCAGCAATTCGACTAGCCACAGGTGACGAATTAAGCGAACTAGCTGCCGCGATGATTTTGCCCTGTAAATAAGTAGCGAGCGCACTCGATTGCTCTTTAGCTTGAGAGATGGCTTCCTCGTCCATCGCCTTAAACGCTCCAGTAATAGCGCGTAGCTCGGCTTTGTCGTATTGAACGACTTCCTTAGCCTCTGCCATTACGTTTCTCCAATATCTCGAGCGCTGTTAAAATATCTGCCGCGTCCACCCACTCACTCATCGGAATTCCTGTCGCGATCGACAGTTCGATAATTAAGTAACTTAGGCTTCCTCGGCTGTAGCTTTTGGGTTTTCAGTATCTCCGACCGTAATATCGAGCACCGTTTCGCACCATATTTCATAAGGCTTTACGGGTTTACCCGCTGCCTCACGTTTTAAAGCGCTCCAGGCTAAAAACATTAAGTCGGAGATTCCGATTTTCTCTTGAGCTTGCTGGATTGTGAATCCTGTTTTTTGTTCCCATTTAGCGAACTCTGGCGGGTGCGCCGTAGTGGTTAATGTCTGACCATCGTTCGTTTCAATGTGGATTTGTAGTTTCATGTGCTCCCGAGTTTCTGTTAATCGTTTAGTAGTGGAGTAGTTACGCAAGTGAAGCTAAGCGAAACTGTTTGAGCGTCTGGAGCTGTACCGCCAGCGCTAGGAAAAATTGGCTGAACCGAGAATGTGAAAACCGCACCTGTTGAAGCTGTAAAGGAAACGGCTAAAGGTGTGTTAGGAGCTGAATTACAGGCGCTCCAAAGTGTGTTACAGAGTCCAGCACCGACTGACCAGTCGGCAAGCATTTCGACGTCGAAAGTGCCTTGAGAATCAGTAGTGTAATAAGCCTTACCATCTAAAGTTTGGTAAGTGTTAATAGTGCTCTCGATTGTGAGAGTTGCGGCTGTGGCTTGAGCGTCAAAGTTATCACCGTCGATAGTGAAAGTTATGTCGCGTCCAGTTACGATTGTAGTCGGCATTTTTATTCTCCTAGTTTTCTTGCTTGTAGTAAGTGGAAACGTCTATGTCCGAAGTAAGAAAATTACTTGAACCTAACGCGATGATCGACGGACGCGAAACATCTCCGACGATATATCCCGACGGAATAGCCGCGAGAATTTGTAGTGAGAGCTTCTCGAGATTATCGAGAGCGCCCGCGTTATTGTTATACGCGACGGCGGCTGTAATTGTAAAATTTAATTTAACTTGAACGGCGCTGCTAATTAGCGTCGTTTCCATGTACGGCGTTCCTGGAATTATTAGAGCAGCTGGAGCGATTAACGCTTCTGGAACTGACTCGTAAACTGAAGCTGTTACGCCAGCAAGAGCTGTGGCAAGTGGCGCTCTTACGTCTGCCTGGATCGTGGTCATTATTGCGCCATCGTTTCAACGTCAATAAACGGAGCTAGTAAGCCAATTACGCGATTCTGTAATGATCGACCGAGCACAAATGGCGATGGTTGAAAATCTACCTGAGCCGACGTATTGCCTGGAGCTGTGATTGACTGAAAAACTTCTACGGATACGACGAGAAGCGCTGATTTAACGGGCGCAACATTCGCGTAAACTTCCTCAACGCTTGAGCCATCTAAAACAGCCGCGCCCGCTGGAATGAATGGAGTTACGTCGGCATTAGCTTCGATCGTCGTAGCTGTGAATCTATATGCCTGGATTCGATTATCTGAAACCGTATAAGTTCCGTCATAATCTCCGCAACCTGTAACTATTACAGATTGACCAGGTACGAAATAATTAACGCGCTGAGTTTCAAAATCTATTACGCCTTCGCGAATAAAAGCTGAGATAACCGCTGCCTTATATTGTGTGAGTAGCGGCAAGATCGCACCCTCAGCACTAGCGATCATAGAATCTAAATAAGCGTCGCTGTATAAAGAATCGCTAACGCCTAAGACGGCGCGAAGTTCATCGGCTGTTAATAACGGCATTAGCGATCCTCTCTTATACGACTCGGACGCCCTCGGGAGCGATGACGTCCGATGATTTATTAGCTAGCCTGGAAGTTATATGCGCCAGCTGCGATCTTTGTAGCTGTTGCGCCGTAACCGTAAAGCAAAACGGAAATGCTTCCGTTTGAAGTGTTATTAGCGGTTAGCGTTAGCGCTGGAGATTCGAACCAGGTGTAAGCGTCGCGGTTAATTACGTACATCGAGCCGTCGCCTGTACCTGATAGCGCGGTGTCAACCCAGAGGTCGATACCGTTAATAGATCCGCGAAGTGAACGAGGCTGAGCGTTACCAGCTGCGTTTTGTGGCTGTAGTGCGTTATAAATTGGACGTCCATCGACGGACATTGACATTACATTTCCCCATTGTGCGGGTGACATAACTACAGCGTCAGCAAACTTACGTGTATTTTGATAGATCGAAACTGATCCATCGCTAATCCACTTGAGGATATTTACAGGTGAGATCGGAGCTGCGTAAGCTGGTGATCCACTTGTTGAACCTAGCAAAATTTTTGCTGAGTTATATTCGTTAGTAGCTTGAGCGTAAGCTGCGGTTAAATTCTGAAGTAAAAGCTGATAAAAAACGGGATCTGATCGGTCTGCCAATTCGACGGACATCACTTGATTACCCTTGAAAGACTTAACATCAACGTCAATAAATTCAGTTTCCATATTTGTAGGAGTAACTGTTTCGAGCTCATCTACCTGTGAAACTGTTGGCATAACTGTTAATTTAGGAATTTGGAAAGTCATACCTGCGTTAGGTAGTGCCATAGTCGAAATAGAGTCGATAGACGCACGAACTGAATCAGCTAATCCGTTAACTACCTCGGTAAGTTGACGAGTTGGAATTAAACCTGGGTTATCAGCTGTCGAATTTGCGTGAACGACGTACTGACGAGAATCCTCATTACCTCGAGCAGCCTTTACGGAGTGCTCTAAGAATGAAGCCGCGCTAACGATTGGTGAGCGTGGAGAGGTGAATAAAACTGGACGTCCAGCATTTGTCGCAGTTACTTTAGCGGCTTCTACCGTTTCCTCGGCAGGAGCTTGATCTTGAACGGTAGTGGTGTCCACTTGTTCTCCTTCTGGTTGGTTGTTTTTTGTTTCTGTTTCCTCATCTACAGGATCAGAATTCTCACTCGCAGCAACGTCGGAAACGCGCGCGCTATCTATGGCGGGATCACTTACGAGGCTGACCTCATCAAGATTCCCTTTGCTAATTGTTAAAACTCCGTCTTTGTTATCCCAGGCGTCAACCTTCACGCCGACACTAAATCCATCGCGCAAACCTGTCGCAGCCTCTACTAAAGCGTCGTTGCCCGCATTTGTTGGCGCGATGGAAAACACGGCGTCGATACCTTGATCGGTTGCGGTCATAGATAAAACTTTTCCGATTGGACGAGTGCGATCGTGCTCAAGTAACAGTTTTACGTTTTTAGTCGGAATAGATTCTGGCAAAAATGAAGTTAGTCCAGCTGAAGTCGAGCCGACTTCGTTCCAGGTTACGACGCGACCTGAGATAGTGCGTGATTGACTATCGGCTGCGGTAATTGTTAGCGGCATGGTTAGTTTCATCTGATTAGATCCTCAGCTTGTCGGATTTCATCGACGCTAATTGCGCCGATGTCGAATAGAGTCTTATAAATTCCTACGCGTTCGGCTTCGCTTCCACGTAAGTAGTCGGATAATTTAAATTCGACTTTTTGCGTACTAGGAACGAAATCTGGCATAGATAAACGTTCGGAAATGCTAGTCATGATTGGAATAAGTGAAAAATCTAAAAGTGTTTTGCGTGTCGTTTCGACGTTGGAATAAGTCATGCTTGAACCAGTTTCAGCGTCAACGAAATAGGCTGGGATTCCGATTGCTCTGGCGAGTTCGGTCGCGATGTAGCTTCTCGCACTTGCGAGCTGTAATTTTTCAGGATCAAAGCCGACGGTTTGTAATTCTACGTCGGCATTTAAAAACGCGGTTGAACGATTACGGCGCGATGTTCCCCAGGATTCAAGTAGTTTCGCAATTCGATCAGCTGGTAACGCCGTTCCATTAGATTTCAAAACCATTGAAGGAATAGGTTCTCGCGCATAGTTCGCAGCCGCGCGCTCGAGTTCCGCACCTGTTCGGATAGTGCGACCAGCTCTGTTGAGTAACCCCTCGTCGTTTCCATAGAAAACTACTAAACTTCCTACGCCTTGAGTCGGTACGGCGTAACCGTCCACTCGGTAGTATTCGATTTCCGTTCCGATTGAATTTGTTTGAACACTTACGCGAGTCGGGTTGATTCTTTCCATAGTGCGAACGCGTAACGTGTCGGAAAATAATTCTAAAATTCTAAAATAACTGTAACCGTAAAAAAGTAAATCCTCAGCGCACCAGACCCAGCTCGCAGCTCCAGGGATTCGAGGATCTGGATCTTTAATAACTCTCGGAGCTGGTACTTCTAATTCTGTAGTGCGGTCGATTAACTCCATGCCAATAGACGCGATACTTGAGCAGATAATCCCGCGAGCACGTGCGACCGTAGGAATACTCATAGCTTCGTCGCGTGTAGCCGTTAAAGCTCCACCCCAGAATCCTGGGATCGCGTCCATCGTTGGCACGGGGGATAGGCTCGCTTGAACGTCGTAGGTAGGAACGGCTACCGACTTCACTTTAAAACGATCTAAAACGCCCATGCGCCGATTTTCTCAGGCGTATAGCACTAGCCGACCATAATATCAAAGTCCATCTCTGGGCGTGTCGCGAAGTGTGTAACTAAAGCTGTGGCGACCGCCGCCGAAACGAACGCCTGTGAAGCTCTGCGACCAATAACCCAGCCGCCATCTCCGCGTTTAAGTTGTACCGCCGAAAGAATCTGTTTAGTTAAATCGCTCTGCCCTCGATGACGTAATCGTCCAGAGTTAATCGCACCGAGTAGCTCATCGCAAGCTTGAGGGTAAACCGAGTCCATGTCAAAAATTGGAATACCCGCTGGAACGAATCTCGCGCAAACCGCGCCCGAAGTTCGACGGCTGTAAAGTAAATACTCGAGCGGATACTTGCGACAATACTTAGCAGCTTCATTAGCGATCTCTCGATCATCTAGCTGGACGGCATTTTCCCAGGTATGTAATAGCTTTACTACGAATCGTTCCTCGCCAAGCTTCTGGGCTCCAACGAGCGCACAAAATTTACGATCTGGCGAAATATCTAAAGCAAGCCACGTCAATTTTTCGGGATCAAGATCGACACTTTCATCGTGACAGTTATTCCATTCGTTTGCTCCGATAATGCTTGAGATAGTTTGTACCCATCGGCATAAAACTTCAGTCTGGACGACCTCTGGCGGGTCATTAAGTACCGCCTGAATGTTGTCGATGTTAATCGTATGACCGATGGCTGGATTCGCAGCTAACCAATTTGATTCGAGATGGATATCGTCGGTCGGAGCACTCCATTCGAAGTACCCGATGTCATCTTTCGCGCCAGCTGCCGAAGCTAATCCACGTTCGCGAAAAGTGTTTAATACCACCGAATGAGAATCGCCCGCGTTTGTGTAACTCATGATCATAGGATTTTTAGCAGCCATTAACGTATAACGAAGCGAGGCATACGATTCTAAATCTTTCATTTCACGAAGCTCGTCGAGATGGATTGCCGATGGAGCGCTAACGCCTCGAGCAGCTGAGCCGCCAGCCTTAACTATGAAGCGATTTATTTGTCCAGTCGTACCCTTAACCTCGATTTCCTCTGATCCGTGACTCCATCTAATACGGTGAACACGTTTAGATAGCATTTCAGAGCTCTCAATAAGGTTAATCAGCTGTCTAAATTGCTCCAGTGATGTAGCTAATCGGTGAGCTGAGCCGATCTGAAGTGGCTCATCCCAGAGGAATAGCCCGCCTAAAATCCTAATCTGCTGTAAAAATGATTTGCCATTTTGACGAGCTACGACCACGCAATTAGTCGGAGTAGCCCATCGACCGTCGGGTTTATATTTATGAGTGTGCTCAAGTGCGAATTTTTGCCACGGCATTAGACCATCTGGGAGTATTTCAGCTGCTAAATCTATGAGATCAAAGCCTCGAGAGGGTAAATCATTAAGGGGAGTGTGGATTCTAGGCGTCGGTGAGCCATAAGTAAGAGCTGATTCCGTGACTAAAACCGATGTGAGCCGATCTGAGCCGATCATAACTTGATCATGACCATCTTTGACCTGATCACCCTTAATCATGACTTACGCTCACGTTTTCGGGGAGATTACGAACATGGAGAGTCGGG